CCATTGATACCTGCCGTAGTGTTTCCGCCCGTGTCTCGCAAACCGATGAGTGATGTAAGAACCAGACCTCCGTTAATCTCAGTATCGGTAGCATCCATCAGAGCCTTCTTTAAGTAAGCAAGGCTGGTTACGTCACCGATAACTACACCGAGGTCGCCATATATCTTGCTAGTGATATATGCGTTTGCCAAACCCAACTTGTCATAGAAGGCAGAATATGCGCTTTGGAAGTTGGTAAACTTCGTTCCGACAGCAGATACGATGGTAGCCTTTTTCTCAGTATTAGCCGCATTGTATCTTGCTGATATATCTGAGAGATACGTAACGAGTTCCGTCTTGGCTGTAGTGAGTGTATCGAAAGCGGTTTTGAGGCCAATGAGTTCATTAGTGTTTGCCAACACCTCTGCTTCCTTCACCTCATTGTACGACTTCTGTGCTGCCGCAAAATCATCCTCAAGTCGCTTAGAATCCTGCGCCATTGCCGCAATCTCGGAAGGCTCTAGGTAGCCATTGGTAACATAATTATCAAATTCCTTCTTGTTACCAGTGACCGTATTTCCGAGGATCGTAATGTCCTTCTGTGCGTTTTGTGCCGCCTTCTGAGCATCTTCTGCTGCCTTTATGGCTGCGTTGGCAACGGTATCATCGGTGTTCTCCTTGATATACTGAGACAATTCCTTGCCATCCACAGTGGATTTAGCGGAAATCTTACCCTTAACAGACACTTGCTTAGTACTGCTATCATATCTGATATAAGAGCTGCCCTCATAGCCATTCTCCTTTGTAGGTCTATCGCCAACATACATATCACCATAGACGTTGAAGAATGCCTTGTTAGTCTGCTTATTCACACCATATTCCACGTACTCCCTATTTGCAAAGGAATAGCTGTTGATGCCGTGATAGAGGCTGATGGATGGCGAATAGGTATCTACCGCCGAGAAGATAAGGCAGTTCTGACGTTCTACATCGGTTCTATTACCGCACTGCGATAACACATCACCTTTCGCAGGTACATCGCTAGCTGTAGCGCAATCAATATCGGAGAGGTCGATGTAATGATATTTCTTTCCTTCAAGCTCTACAGGGTCTTCATCACGACCGATTACCAATCGCCAATAGAAGTGATTGCCAGCCTTGTGATAAGTGCCCTTGCGAACGTTGAATGATTCCGAGCGCACTTGGTCGTTAACCGCGAAGTCGTTATCTACCTCATCACCATCCTGCTCTGCTAAGAAATAGCAACGATAAGCCTTCTGTGACACATTATTGTATGTCACAGTAACTTCTTCTACCTTATGAGCCACCACGCCACCAGCAGGAGAGATTATCTCCTTACCACCGATGGTGGATGTTTTATTAATGACCAGCTCCTCGAAGATAGCCTTCATTCTTACCTCCAAGTAATCTGTGTTGAGGTGCGAACGACCTTCTGCATCTGTAGTCCACGAGCCTCCGTTCTCATTGTTGGAGTTACCGATAAGCAATCCACTAAAGAACTTCTGCACCTTCTCCCATGTGATTGTGCCCTTTGCTGTGTTATCCAGCAGCCTAGATACAAACTCCATCCTAGAACGTCTAGCAGAATAAACGTTACTATCGGATGCAGGAGTGGTATCGTTCATGCCAATTACATAGACACCTCCACCATTACCGCTTCCCGTGCCGCCTATCTGCATTCCATTCACCTTGATGGAATCAACCTTGTCTTCCAACTTACCCAACCGGCTTGTTGCAGCCTTTTCTCCTACAGTGTACTGAGGGTGGTCGTAAGGAATGTCCAAAGGTATCTCCATTCCGATGATACGAGAGTTTCGGTAGTGCTTGCCATCCGCGTCCACCTGCGCAAACATATCATTAATCAGCTTTACCTGCTCACCGAGAGGATGGTAATCGTATGTTCCATCATTGTAGAACTTATCGCCATCCATCGTGCAGGTGAAGTTTGAGTTGCTGATCATGGTTTTCTGATAGTACTGCTTCGCTCTATCGAACAGAGATAACTGAGCAGTAGGGATGAGGTCCGTATCTGTAATTTTGGTTGCGTCCCAGTTGAACAGAAAGTACTTATCACCAACCTTTGGGCACATAACGCCATCGGGAAGAGTTCTTCCGTAGGTGTCGTTTGCCACAATCTCGAAGTAGTTAACCTTGTCGATAACCTTGAAGCTGACATCGAACTCCATACCCATGAGAGCACCGCTAGTGAACTTGATGCCTAAAGTGAGGTTACTCTTTATCCAACTCTCCTTGAAGTTATTAGTGAAAGAGTCTGTAGAAGTGACCTGCCAAAATGTCTGTGTAGTCTTCGTTCCGTCTTCGTTATCAACGGTGCTATCATAGGTCTTGATACTGCTGACCCTGCATTCAACCTTCGGATATTCTTCATCGAACATAACGACACCTTCGATAGCCTGCTTGTCATTCTTCACGACATTCACGTTCTCCAGATAGCCATCCTTGGCGTAGAAACCATCACTATCTACTTCCTTGTTAGGGAGCATGAGGTAATCGGTAGCAACACCATCGGTGGTGACGTCCGCATCGGCACCAGTGAAATATCCTTTCGGAATATTTCTGTCTGAGCCGAATGCGTACAGTCTTGTGATATAAGTTGACTTAGATTCCGAATAGGACATAGACAGAACATTAACATCCTGTTCGAATGTTGTCTGCCCTTCCATTTCGCAATATCCAAGGTATATAATAGAGCCATCTATCCACCACTCGCAGTTGAGTGCGTCTTCAGAACAGATGGCGTTGAGAGCATCGAGAATACTGATGGAGCCGTACTCGATCAAGAATCTCTTCTGAACATCGAAAGCCTTGTTGTTGTACGTAGTGTAGTCAACAGAGAACTCCTTGCCATTGTACGTAAGACCTAGCGCCTTTAGGTTGCCTAGTATAACGTTCATGTGTACGCCTACCGTTGTGGTGAGGCTGAAGGAGGTCTCGTTGGCTCCGTGCTGAGGGCGATACTTGCAAAGCTTATTCTTCCAAGACATATAGTAGGCATCCATCTGCATTTCGTAGTCGTAGCCATCACTATCATTGTGCTTAGGGAAGTATGATGATGTAAGCTCAAAGTAGCCGAAGTCGGGAATCTCCACGGAGTCCCCAATCTCGAAATAGATAGGAGTAGCCGTAGTGAACTTCAAGATGATGTAGTGGTGGTCCATAAGCTGATATGACAGCTTAGAACCCTCGCCGAAGTCCTCTAATGTGAAGAATACCTTGTTATTTCTTTTAATCTGAATCATTAGCTTGTATATTTACTTGTTTCACCTCTGTCACTAGGGTCTGGCTCGTTGAGCTTTAGGCTGAACTTTGCCATTTCCCGAATGAACTGACTAAACTGAGTGCAGGAGAGATAGATGCACCGATACCACACATTAGGCTGGAATCGGGTGCGGATAACCAACTCCCCCTTGGCAAGAACCTCCTCGCAGAACCTAGCATAGTTCGTCATGAACGTATCTGAGTCCTTGGCGGTCATATTGAATGCCAGCGTTATCTCCCTCTCATCCAATCTAGGATTGTGCTTGATAACCGACTTGCCGTCCTTTGAGCGATACTTGTTGCTGATGAACTCCTTGTTTGGTGCAGGGGTCATGAGCGTACTGAGGGCGGTTTCGTCTAAGAAGATGCCCCACGTAAGGTAGGCATCCTTGCCATTGATGTAAAGTTGTCCATTAGTCATAACTATTTAATCATTAAATAACCTCATAGGCTTCGCTGTGAGCCGCTTTTGCTATTGCTGAGTATAGTTGTAAGGGCTGACAAGCGAAAAGCCTATAGAGGTCAAATATCCTTTAATCTTCTGTTCATGTCATCCAGCTTGGCTCCGAAGTCATTGTAGGTAAGCTTTGAATACTTCACGATGTCTTCGAGGTAGCTGTTTGTCATAATCATCATGTTTCTTATCTCCAATACTGCACCATTGGTTGAGATACCGAGTGTAACGATGCTCTCCATCTGTGATATGGTGGTAGTCATGTTCTGAGCGATGGACTCTCCTGCAATCTGTAGAGCCGTGAAGCGACCATTCAGCTCGTCTGCGGTATCTTGCCCCATAGATGCCCATCCTCCGCTTGTTGCGGTCTGTGATGAGGATGAAGAACCAGTGTAGCCTGTCACTTTTGCCCACTCGTCACGTCTCTTCAAGCCTTCCTGGACAATATCATCGTAACGCTTATAGAAAGCATCTACATCTTCTTTGGTTAGCTTTCCGTTTTTATCCTTCATAGCCTTTGCCCAATCATCGTAGAGTTTCTTCAAGTCTCCATTGATAAGGTCTTCCATACTGAAAGAGAGAAGGGATTTCTGCATCTTTTCTGCGAAATCATCTGCCATTTCGCTAGCAAAGTCGCTACCATCCTTCTTCATGTCCATAAGGTCCGTCAAAAAGCTATCTCTCATTCCACTGAAGGAAATCTGAGTAAGGTTCTCCTTGAACTGCTCTGACAACTCTTCCAGCTTGCCTGCTTGGTCTATGTAGTCATTCAACTTCTCCGTCAGACGCCCACCATAGTTACCCTTTCCTGTGTTCTCGATATGCTCCCAAATGGCAACGTTGCCACGGAGGAGCTTCATTTCCTCTGGGCTGAGGGAAAAGAGGTCGCCATTGAAATCCGATTTGACGTTCTTCTTGATCCAATCCATCTCGTCACTACCGAAGCCACCCCAATAAGCGTTCCATGAGTGGTGCGAACCGTGATAGCTTGCCTGTGCCTTTGCGATGTCGAGGTAGTTCTGATTGGTCTCCTGCTGATTCTTGTAGGCTTGCTCGTAGTATGATGTTGCCTTGGAGCCAAAGGAGTTTTCCATTGCGTCAGTCAAATCCTCGATGGATTGCTGCAAGAGGGTGTTTCTGTCCGTCAGTCTTTCGATGGTATCATTGACCTTCTTTGCATTTCCATCTCCACCGAACAGACTATTGAAACCACCGAATGAAAGCGTGTTGAGGATATGTGAAACGTTGTTTCCGATACTCTTCAATGGCTTCATGACGATGTCACCCGATAAAGCATCATCGAGGATGCCCGTTACTGCGCCAAAGACCGTGTCCATGAGGTTACTGATGAGTGTTCCGAAGCCATCTTTCAGTATATCGAGGATGCCGAGTATTGCGGAGATTATTTCACCTGCTATACCACTATCCCCTAAAGCTTTCGTCAGAGATTTGGCTGCGTCACTATCTTTACCGAGCAACCCTTGGATGCCCTTTGCAAGCGTGTTGGCAACGTCCTTCTGCATATTACCCCCGAAAAGCTTGTCAAGCCCTAGGATAGAGTTTCCTATGCCTTTGAGCGACCCCGATGTAAGACCCTGCAAACCATTTTCAAGCTGCTGGAACTGAGAAACTGCCTTCTGTGCAGATGTCTGTAAGTCTGATGATGCCTTCTGAACTGATGAACCGAACTCCAAAACGTTGTTAGATGCGGTAGCGAGTACGTTCTGCGCTCTAGAGAGGTTGCCTTCAGCATTGCTGATACTTGTCTTGTCACCGCTCTTCTTAGCCTTGGCGAGGTCTTCCTGTGCCTTGGTAACGGCTTTCGTGGCTTCTGCCTCTCGCTCCTGTGCATCAATATAGCCCTGCATGGCTGACTGATAGGAGTTGATGTCGTCAGAGACTTTCTTAAAGATGTCACTATTCCAGATGGTGGCAGAGCCTTGTAGCTTGGAGATAAGATCCTGTATGGTCTTCTGCTCATTAACATCTGTGGTGCTCTTGGAGAGCTCTTGCAGCTTCTCAATGGTAGGCTCCAGTTGGTCCTTGAACATAGCTCCGAAGTCTCCGAAGATGCTACCCCAATCGATGTTCTGTCTGATAGCATTTATCTCGATGGTTTGGAGGTCCTTCTTTCTCTGCTGCTGGAGAGTTTTCTTCTCGCCTTCCGTCTGAGCCTTGGCAATCTTCTCTTCGTACTCCTCGGCAATGGCTTGCTTCTGCTGATAGAGTGAACCATACTCCTTCAAGTAGTCGCGCATAGAGGTGAGGGCTTCCCTGTTGACCTCATCAAGCTTCTTGTTGTACTCTTGGGTAGCGAGGTCTCTAGCCTTATTGAGGGCATTGGACTGAGCAGAGGTAAGGGTTACTTTCTTGCCAGCTTCCTTGTTTTTCTTCTTGAACTCTGCTTCCTGCTTGTCAATCTCGGCTTTGCGCTTGGCATAGTCGTTCTTGATTTGAGCAAGCTTCTTCTCCGTGCCTTCCTGCATAATGGATATATCATTGTCGATATTTTCCTGCTGCAGCTGCTTCAAGTCCTCATTCAGTTCCTCCTGGGCCTTCTTGCGGTCTTCTGCCTGCTTCTTGGCATCGGTGGCTGCTTTCTTGGCTTTGGCAGCGTTCTTCTTGGCATTAGCTTCTGCCTCTTCCTTCTCACGCCGCTTCTTCTTAGCATCGTCTTCTGCCTTGGTCTGCTTGGTGTTCGCAGCATTGGTGTAATCCCATCCTCGCTGGGCAATATCGTTTGTTGACATCCATTTGCCATTGACTAGCGCACCAGACTTCTTGTTGTTTGCAAGGTCGCGTGCCAAAGCAGAGAAGTATTTACCTAAGCGTCCCAGTTCCGGTATATTCATGTTCTGCATCCACGATGGTATCTTGGCATCGAAGTTGACGTGGAAGTTGATGTTGTTCTCGGAATAGTTCTGCATGAACTCCTTGACACGGTTGTAGAGAACGTGTACATCCTCGCCGGCACCCTGGAGTTGCTTCTGCAAAGCATTTATCCTGTTCTTGGTTGAGGTAGCCTTATTACCGAAATCTTCAGTAGCATCTGCAGCCTTGTTGATATTATCTGCCTCCTCGGTATGCAGCTTCTTTGCAGCTCGAAGTTCATAGAGATAACCAATCAATGCCTTCCTGGCATCGCTTGTATTGTCTCCTGTAAAACCGAAAGCATTAGCAAGCTTTTCAGATTCGGATATCAAAGAAGCCTCTAACTGATTGTATTGCTTCAGATAGGTCTGATACTCCTTGGAGTGTTCATTCAAGCCAGCCATCTTCTGTGTTAGGTCATCAAACTGCTTGATAACCGAGTCAGATACGATGTTCTGTATGCCGACGGCTATACCGCTGCTAGAGGTTCCATAATCCTTCAACTTACCCAAAAGGGCTTGCTGAGCGCTATCAACACGGTTGTTGTATTCTTCATTAGCCTTGGAGATTGCATTGGCTCTGTTGCGCTCTGTAGCCTCCAGCTTGATTTGCTCGACGAGTTCTTTAGATTTATCTATCTCCTGCTGCTTAACATCCACAAGGTTGCTCTCGTCTTCCTTGATCTTGTCGATAGCAATTCCATAGTTATCATAGATGTTTGACAACTCCTTGATGGTGTCCTTGTAAACCTTGGAGCCTTCCTTGGCAGTCTTCAGAATGGAGATTAGCGACTCGACCTTGCTTGATGCTTCATTTGCACTCTCGGTAAACTTGGAAGTCTTGGTAGCGGCATCCTCAGCGCTATTACCGAATAGATTGAACATCGTGACTCCAGCTGCTACTGCACCAAGAACCAGACCGAGAACATTTGAAGAAGAGACCAAATTGAACAGAGCCATGGCATCCTTGGCGGTTGTGATAGACTTCGCTAAAGACAAGAATGCTTTCGCACTCTCCCAAGCTACCTGTGCCTTAGATATTGCTATCATCGTTATCACCGCAGCCTTGTATGCTCCATACGCTGCAACAACAGTCATGAGTACCTTGCCTACCGTCTCCCAATTCTCAACGAGGGTGGAAACGACTCCCAATCCGGTATTGATAACACCCTCCTGGGATTTGCCGAGGTCATTGAACATCTGCTCGATGGCATCTTCTATGTTGCTTATCTGACCTGTAATAGTCTTGGACTGAGCCTCCATCAATCCACCGAACTTGCTACCCTCTGCGGTCATACTCTGCATTGCCTGGATGAAGATATCGCTGGTAACCTTGCCTGCCTTGATTTGCTTCTGGACCTCCTTGATGGCGTTGGTAACGTCAAGACCCATAACCTTGGCTATCTCATCTGCGATAGGAATACCTCGGTTGAGGAACTGATACAAGTCCATCGTGTCCATCTTACCCTTAGCGATGGTGGTGCCGTAAAGCATCACGAGGTCTTTAAGGTTCAGACCCATACCTGCTGCCACGTCTCCCAATCCGATAAGCGTCTTGTTGACATCCTCGGCTGCTACGTTGAACGCAAGGAGCTGCTTGGCTCCCTCTGTAACGTCTTCAACCCCGAAAGGTGTGACGGCTGCTGTGCGGATCAACTGCTTCATGAGAGCATCAGCTTTCTCCTCAGACTGCAACATCGTCTTGAATGCCATTTCTGTCTGCTGGAACTGACCGCGGACCTGCATCATCTGATTGACGAACTTGCCAATGCTCCAACCGCCAATGGCAATGTTCATACTGTTCTGTATATTCGAGATTACATCGTCAATAGAATTTCCGTCCTTCTCAACCATCTTAGCAGTCTGATGAACTGCGTTCTGAATGTCTCGAAAACCGGAAACGACCTTGGCTGTCTCGACTATTGTATCGAATTTAATGCTTGGCATAATGTTCTATTTTTCCTTGAATTTATACTCTGTTATAAAGAATCGCCGGGGAAACACCAAATATGAGTGTTCGATATGGGAACTTTACGTGCGTGCGCAGGAAGACTTCGGTTAAATCTCGGTCTCGGACTCTATCACCGCCTTCATGACCGCCTCCTTGTTGTTGCCATCGATGACCTCTTCCCCTGCTGCCGGTATATGGGCTTTCTTCCTCTCCTCATCAGACAGATAGATTGAAGTAATCTTGTCTTTGAGCATGAGAGTCAGGTTGTTATACGATATTCCCCATACCACGTAATCGAAAGTCCATCCGTATCTTTCGCAAGCGGCATCTATGAGAGTTCCCCATATTGTCTTGCCTCCGAAGATAAAGCTATTCTCCGACTTCTTTGCTGCATTGACTTTTGCCATACGCTTCGCTTCTTCTTCCATTCCTGTCTCTTTGGCTATTGTCTGGTATGAGTTAGCCTTAAGGATGATGATGAGGAGAGTGGCTATATCCTCGTTGGAACATTCTTTGAAGATTAACTCCGTCTGCCTGCTTACGCATTTGGAGTCTAGTATTTCGTTCTTTGTATTGAGTGAGTGATATGCAATCAATCTGCAGCATGTCTCCCTTTTGGTGTTTGCAACTCGCAATGCTTCCAAAAATGGATCGGCTTGAAGTAACTCTTTGTCTAGCTCCAAGCTATCTACTAACTGCGACGTTAGGTACATCATGCCCAGTGTAGTAGGGTAGATGTTAACGTGAGCGTGCTCAGTATCAAAGCCTATCGGCATATCTGTGAGCGTATTCGATATAATGATTCCTAACTCTTCCATATCACTCGAATTTAAATTGTTGGCACCCAAGGCAGGACTCGAACCTGCGTCTTTCAACCAGCTTTTGAAGACCCTGGATTTTTTTTGCATGCGACGGACTATTTGGTCTCGCTCTCCCAACTGAGCTACTTGGGTAGGTTGCCGGCTGATAACCCTCAGTCGGCGGAAGGGATATTAGAATATGCCTATGTCTCGGCGTAGGTTTCCGTGATTTCAGCAGGAGGGGTGTCGCCGTCCTGTGGTTTCTTGAAAGTCAAGGCATACTTTCCTCCTGTTGTCTTTGTGGCAGTAATGACACGCCAACGGTAAGCACAATATACGTCCTCACCCTTCGAGTTGACAGTCTTAGCCACCGCGTCACCCTCTGGAATGAGAGCTGAGTGAGTGTACGTGATAAGAGCACCGCTCTCAGTTGTATAGGCCTCTTCTGCACCGATTGTGGTATTACCCATGTAAACGCCAGGAAGCTCGGCGTCTTCCGGTTGGATAGCCAAACGGAAGTTACCCTCTACGGTACCGTCGATGGTCTTGAATGGCTGCGACTGGTTCTTCTTGATGAAGAGCTGATATGCAGCCTCGTAGGTGGACTTCTTTGTCTTGCGGTCAACAATTCCGCCACCTTCCTCAACCTGGGTCATAGTATCGCCTTTCGTTGGAGTAACAGTAGTAGTGCCATCCTTTGGAGTTGGGAGCTTAGTCCACTCGTTCTTTTTGCTACCTACCTCTTGAACGTAGATAGTGCATTTGCCCCATGATGTTACTGACATAATTTAATCGTTTATGAGTTTATATTCAACTTGATTATTTATTACATGTTCTCCCGTGCTTGTTGCATATACCCTCTGCTCAATAGCGTGGGCTGCATACTCGCTCGTTCTGAACGTTTCCAAGAGATTCCAAGCCAGTTTGCAGATTTCGTCAACTCTGATAGTGTTCTCCTCGAACTGCCCATCTACGTCCTGGTCTTGTGTATAAATATTTACATTTATAATTGCCGTTTGAAGCTGCGTTCCCTCATTAGCCAAGATGGAGATAACGACATCTTCCTTATGAGAATTATGCGGTCTCATCGTCTTTGACAGCTTGCCATTGACGTTGTTCATAAAACCGCTTTCATTGATGTACCGGTAAACATCTGTCTTAATTGCTCCGTCTGATTTCATATCTTCCACTTGTTTATTTCATTAACTGCTGAGTCTATTGCTGTCTTCACACGCTGCTCTACAATGGATGTGGCCCATATCTTCGTTGATGCGAGGACATCCTTGCTTTCCAAGGCTTCCACCTCTCCTGCGTATTCCATTCCGGCAACGACAACCAAAGCATAAACCCTGGAATATTCCTTAGCAAGGTCATTGATCATCTTCTTGCCCTTTACAGAGCCGTCAGTGCCACTGAGAACCTGCGAAAAGGCTGATTCCATATATTTACTTCCCTGCTCGTACACGGCGAAGCCTATAGAACTTCTTAGGTTGCCCGTATGGTCTATCCAGCTTTCCTTGGCAGACCTGTTACGGATTCTAACCACAGATTCGTCTCCTAGCTTGCTCAATGCCTTAAGCACATTCTCCTGTATCTTCCTTGCGGCTCTTTGTAGGAAGGCATCAAGAGCGGAAGCGCTGGTTGTCATTCTTATGCCCATATCTTACACTGGAGTTGATAACGATGAAATCCCTTGACCTTGATAATTACATCCTCAGCCCCTAAAATTTCTAGCTTGATAAAATCCCCATAAGAGAACTTTTCAATTCCTACGGGCAAGTTATGCACTTCGTAAGAGTAGTAATCAATAGAACCGTCAGATGTAACTAACTTGTTGGCCTCGCCAGCAGGAACTACATCACAAGTGCAGCAGAACTTCCACTCGCTCTTGCCCTGGTGATAATTTCCATCATCATCTGTATAGCCAGCTACCTTCTGCTGCCGGTATAGTTTTGAGGCATGAAAACTCAATAGACTCATCAGCAATTAATGTAAACTGTCGGCTTTGGAGTAAGTGAAACCTCCTCCTCGCCAATAGAGTTATATAAACGATTGACTTGAACTAATATAGCCTTTCGCTGGTCTTCCGAGAGGGAACCTATTGATTTGTCCGCTTCGGAGAAGCTAACGGCTTGTATGAGAGAAAGCAGACAGTCGGCAAGCGTTCCTTTGTAGGCGTCACTTCTGGCAACGTCACCAGTGAACTCTGATTCGATATCGAGGTCACGCTTTATGCAGGCGTTTTCCACGAAACCATAGGGGATAGGGATGTGTACCTCATCCACCAAAGCTTGTCCGACCGTCTTCATGATTACTCCTCAGCTTTAGCTGCGTTATCCTTGAACTCCTTATTCTTTGTAGGAGGCAGCTCATTGTAGGCATCAATAACCTCCTTGTCGCTGGCGTCACTAGGAAGTGTAGCACCAAGAGCGTTGAGAGTTGTGATAGCCTCCGGCTTCTTGTAGGTTACATCAGAGATTGTTACCTTAGCGTCCTCTGTATCTGCTTTCTCCTTTTCGATATCAACAGAAACGTCTGGGTCAGCCAGCTTAGTATCAATCTGATAGATTGTGTCAACGTCCTCGATGACAGGCAAGCAGTATGCCTGCACCGCAGTTGTCTCACGCAATGGATCAGTTGTTGAATACTGAGAGATAAGCTTGTAATCAATCTGCTGATAGGTTACACCTGCCACTCTGTTTGTTGCCTCTGCTACCTGACCGTAAACGAGGGCACCAATCATCTGTGAGCATACACCGATAATCATATTGTTGTTCCAAGGCTTAACACTCTTCTTCACGCCATCATGCTCCAAGCGGACGGTACGGTTGATGATGCGGAATGATACACCGGTCTCGTCCAAGAATGCTTCCTGAAATACGCTGGAAGTAGGAACCGGCAGCTTTGTGTTGGAGTCATAAGTCTGACCCTTATAGTTGGCAACAAGCTCGCGAGCGTCCTGTGCCTTCTTCAATTCGTCAAACTTAGCCTTACCAATCCAGAAGATCAAGATGGTGTTGCCATCATTCGAAGCTCTCGCGATACATTCCTTCAAGTCTGCAACGGTAATACCAGTATCAACATCGTTGATGCCGAGCTGATTTTTCGGCAAGTATTGATACTTGATACGGAGCAACTCCTTTGGATTATCGTCGTCACGAACAGCTACGTAGCCGTTAGAAAGACCATACAAAAGGGCGTACTCATTACGCTCATCAACACCGACATTACAAGCTACCGGATCCTGCGCCAACTTACGGCGAATCTCTGCTGTCTGACCGCCCTGTGCTTCCATGAGTCTGAGAGCGAGGATATCTGACTCCTTCAAGAATTTCTTCATACCGACCTTTGGCAGTTTGCCGTTGGCGGTTGAAATCTTGTCACGAGACTTCAAAGGAACAGGAGAATCCACTGCCACGTAGTCAGCAGCTACGTAAGAGGTATCAACTGTATCGGCTTCCCATTTGTTGTCGGTAGAATAAACGCGGCGGAGGATGGATGTATCTTTGTGGAGATACGTCATCTCGTTCTTGCGCTTACCATTAATCTTCTCAATCAATGTCTTCAGGATTGGGAAGAAACTCAAGATATACTTAAGAAATAAAGAACTCTGTTGCATAAATCACCTCCTTAACCGATTGCATCGTGTCCCCACTGAAGAGTAGGAACGGCTGTTTTCAAAGCTGCCTTAATCGTATCGACAGGATAAGGGACAGCCTTATCATTAGCCTCACCTGCCGTCATAACACCTACATGAGGGGTATCTGCAGGAGCTGTTGTCATACAGATGCCAACATACTCGTGGCTCGCTGGCAAAGAAGCATAAGCCCCACCTGTTACAGGCATTGGCTTGTACTCGCCAGACGTAGTGTCACGAATGATAATGTGTCCGCACTGGATGAACTCTCCAGAGAAACCTGTCATGTCAAGAACGACACCACCCATGATGCCATTCACGTAATTTCTGATGATTACAGACTCCTTGCCTGAATCATACGTTTCTGTCTTGCTTACGCCATACATAACTTTTAAAATTTAAAGATTACATTGTTTCGGCAAGCTCATCAATCTCATTGTCCTTGATAACCTCAACCTCATCCTTCTTAGGCTTTCTCTGAGCCGCAGGAGCACCAAGTTTTCCGAGACCTTCGTTAGCACGCTCTTGATCGATAGCTGCCAAGTCCTCCACAACACCATCATAGAAATCGTCGAACTCAGATTCGTTCTCGAACTTCATCTTGTCGAAATTCTTCAAGATAGTCTTTCCGAACATACCTTTGTCCTTAAGGAGTGCCTTCAGCTTAGAACGGCGGCCATCATTCTCACGCTCTGATTTCAAACCGAGGATTTCGGTCTGCAAGGCTTTGTTCTGAGTAATGAGTGCCTGCGCCCATGCTGGGACCTGCTCATCTTTCTCTCTCTTCTGTTTGCGGATTGGTTTCTTGTTGCCGGCAGGGTCATCATCATCGTCATCGACCTCGTCGTCATCCAAGTCTTGACTATCCTTAAAACTCTGGATAGTACGCTGCGCAGTCTTTTGCGCAATCTTAAGATAAGGAAGAACCGCATTGACCTGCTTTTCAATCTCTGCGTTTACATCCTCGTCTGAGGCTTCTTCATCGAGTTCTAAGTTATTGGCAACATCGGCAGCAATACCCTCTAACTCCTCTCTACTGAACCCCAACGCCTTTGATTTGGGTTTCAGAATAACTAAAACTTGCTTCGTTCTTTTTTTCATTCTAACTAAATATTTAATTGAACAATAAAATTCAAGAAATATCCCAGTACGAAGCGATAGCAATAAGTAATGCTGCAAAATTATAAAAAAAGTATTTAATCACCAAATATATTGCAAGGAAATATACTTAATGATTAAATACTTTATGGTTACATATAAATATTAATCTGGATAATTGAGCTTATCCGGTCCAGCTGTGGATAGATATACTGAGAACATATCACATAGCTCTTTTGCTCCTTTTAAGTCATTGAGCTTGTAATTACCGCATTCCACTTCCGATGCACCTGGAATCGTCTTTGATAGCGAACACGCTTTAAAAGCTTCCACTATCATTTCCTTTATGAGCTTTGAAGTCCACGTACCTTTAAGGATAAGATAGAAACCTGTAAGACAACCCATCGGTCCAAAATACAGAACGGAATTGCTAAGAGGACTATCATTGCGTAGGTAGTCCGCCATCAAATGCTCTATTGTGTGCGCGACAGCAGGTGACATCATATCTTTGTTTGGCTTGCACACGCGAATATCGAATGTGGTAGCAGTCTCCATGCCCCATTTATCTACTCTCGAAACATAAAGACCTGGCTCCAGTTTCGTATGATCAACTTTAAAACTTGGTATCATTCTCTAATAATTTACAAACAACACTAAATGCCTTTTCGGCAAGACTATCCCAAAAACCTGCATACTGCTCGGTCTGGTTCGGCTCCAGAGGATTATCGCTAATAACTCGGATGGACGTAAAACCAATACCCTTCTTGTAGCATACCTGCGCGAGGGCAGCAGACTCCATGTCAATAGCACATACGTTATACGAATTAGGAAGGAAATCCTTAATCGCCAATACCTGCTCTCTCGTAGTGACAAACTTATCTCCCGTAGCTATGGTTCCTAATCTGAATCTTTCATCCATATCAATCCACGAGAAATCAGAAGGAAAGACTGCCGGCATACCTTGAACTTGCCCGTTGGCATTTGGCTCGCCGCAATATACATCGTGGTAGCAGTACGAATTGCCAATCACGACATTACCTGGTTTCAATCCTGCAACGGCAGCACCGGCACATCCTACCGATATAACTCTTGTAACAACGTCATTTGCGACAGAAGAGAGAAAATCGGTTAAACCGATAGCAGCATTTACCTTTCCTATTCCCGTCTTAAACAACACCGTGTTTTGCATATCCGACTTCATAAGCCATTCTCTGATAAGGTCGTATTCCTTATCCATAGCGGTAACTATGACAATCATTGCGCACCTCCTTTCGTTAGCTTAAGCTTCTTGCAACGGTTGTAAATAGCGTTCTCGTCCACGCCAATCTTGGTAGCGATGGCTTTTACCGGGTACTTGCCATACATTCTGCGAATGATGAAATCCTCGTCAGCAGTAAACACGTGGCTCTTGCTGATACCCATTTCCTTCATCTTTCGATGTATGGCCCAATAATTACGATTGAGCTGCTTTGCAATCTCCGTTGTCGTCATCACCAAAGCGTTAACCTTGATGAACTCAATCTCTTCTGCACTAAAATGTTTTCCTCTACTCATTATTTTATATCTGGGTTCATTAAGCCGCCCAAGGCTTTCTTTCTCTTTCTGTTATATCTTCTGTTTGCAGCAATCCTTTCAGCGTTCTCTTTACGATAGACTTCCATTCTTGCCAATAAATGTTCCTTATGCTCCTGGTAGTACCTTCTATGATATTCCCGGATTTCCTCCTCACTTCTCGACATATACCTTGTCTTTTATTAGCTCGTACAACGATGGACTAAGTGTACTCCAACGACCATTCACATCTTTTACGAGATAGAATCCGTCGGGAACATAGAACTCTCGATTTCTCAACCTAACTATCAACGTCTGTTTAGTGCAGTCTCCGCTGACAGTCTTTACTAACTCTGAAACGTCCGGGCATTTCCATAATTCTTGGATGTTCTCGGAAGATACTTTAATTGCAATCATATCACTTGAACTTAATAATGAAAAACTCATGGTCCAACCACTTGCCTGGGCAAAGACCTTTCTTCGGCTTGCCGATGGTTATACTCTCAATCTCCTTTTCTACCTTTGGGCTATAGTCATAGTAGCCGTTCTTGAAGAGAACGTGAGTGAATGGTACGAACTTCATTGTACCATTATTCAGTTTCTCCTTGATAGTATTGGTGTCTATAAGCATCTCAAATGTCTTGCCGATATGAAGCTTATCGTACTTATCGAAATCTTTGAATTTCTCATCCTTGATAAGGAGAAGGCGACTCATCCAAAAATCTTTAATTACCCGATACTCTTCATTCTTTTCGCCCGACACTATCATATCGAACCACTGCTTGCTGACGGATAGGGTCAATACTTTCTTTTCCATACTCAGAATGTTTTAATCATTATGTTACTGTCTCTTCTTAACTCAGCCATAAACTTTCGCTTGTCCATTAGATTCGGCTCGTAGTCCGTCTTATGGCATCCACACTGACCGACACGCAACCAATAGTCTATCTTTCTGAGATTGACAGGCTTGGCGTTTGCGTAACTATACTTCATCTTCGTTTTTTCTTAAGAATATATATCCGTTACCTGTATATACTGGCATAAGAGCATACTCTCTATCCAAGTATTCGTTCATTTTGATTTCACGTTCTATTGATAGACGTTGGCAAGCACAGAACTCATCAGTATCATTGAAATCACGCACGACCTGCATAATCTTGCGAACAATATCATCTTCGCTCACCATTCCACCTCCTCCCAGTCATTTGCGAGAATATCCTCAGAATCTCTGAAAACACAAGGAAAGAATTTGCCATCGCATACAGCCACAATAGTCACAGAGACAATATGGATATAAGCTCCACATTCTTCCCAAATTACCCTTCTCACTTTCTTCCCTTCCTTCATTCTTCTCAGAGCCTCTGAGAAGTCAAATGTTTCCTTCTTTATCGTTTTTCTTCTTTTTACTTGTTAAACTTATCGCCTTGATGATGCGGTGGTCTCCTGCGTTCTTTCCTATACTTTTCATTCCGCAATAGTAACCCCATCGCCAAAGCCAATACTTGCTACCATAAAATCTTTTATAGTAGTTCATTATCTTCTTTGCTGTTCTTATCTTCATACGCTACTTCTTTTTATTACAAGGACAGCTCTCTGCGTGAATAACACAAACTCCGTGTTTCGTGTCCACAAGCAGATAGTCATGCCCTTTCTTGGTGAATATTTTTATATTAAACTCTTCTTTTTTGTGTGGAGTTCCTAAGCTGAAAGAAATCCTAAAACCAATTGCCCCTATAATTAAAATTAAGACGAGCCATACGACTGATTTGAAGAAATTAAAAAACTTTTCTTTCATACATTATTCTCCTCATCGAATTTGTTGCCAACAAATATGAATTTACCTAATGAAAGATAATAACCTAACGGTTTTTCATAAATCTTTCCATTAGCATGTGTGAGGTAATACCCACTTAACTCTTCCGACCATACAATTTCTGATGGAATAAAAGGATAATTCTTGATAACATCATGTTCGTACAATTCATTGCCCTCACAATCTTTCAGTCCTGTGAACTGGCAGACGGTATCTGTATCAACTTCTCTCTTGTTACAGATAGAATCCTCATACCATTCAATAAATGTTCCGAAAGGTGTCTTTACCAGAGAACCTTTCACCCATTTACCATCACTCAGTTTTCTTGCTTTAAACAAAATACTTCTCATTTTTATTTAACTTTATGAGCAGTACTATTAGTCTGCTCTATATGTTCATTACTACAACAATATGGATAGAAATACTTATCCGCTCCATACATAAGTTCTTCTATAATATCATCGTCACTATCTTTGCACTTAGAGTCAATAGTAACTCTAATATTTACTTCAAATTCTCTTGCCATAACTATTTTTTTTCAATATTTACCAATTAAATAACCGATAACTCCACCCATAAAAGCTATATATATAGAATAGCTAGGGTAAGTATAACATAAAATCCAAACATAACTATTATTCTTTAAGTTCTACTGGATCATCGCTAAAAGATAATTCTCTTCCGATGAGCTTTTTGATACTTCCTTTAGGAAGGTAACAGCAACCGGTATTTGCGTACCTCTGCCCATATAAATATACGACAGAGCAAATCTATAATGTATTACTTTCATTTCTGCAAGGTTTTTCTGCAAAAATATGTTCACAGCCACCTTTATCTACTGCTAACCATGACATAACTAATACTATATTTTTTTAATTAATAAATTACTTTCCTTACTAAATGACTTATAACCATTATTCAGATACCATTCGAAAACAAAACTCTCGGATTCATCTTTATTAAATTCCAACCCGATTATTTTCACTCCATTTAACTTAGCTTGTTGTTCGGCAAGTTGTAACAGACGTTTTGCAACGCCACATCTTCTATGAGTATCATCAACAAAGAGTGCATATATTAAAGCATCAGCTTTGCCGAAAATATCACTAACATATAATGGAATGGATATTTGAACAGAACCAAGATTTTCTTCATCAGTTATTAAAATTCTGATTTCGTCCTTCCATGTCTGCTTTTGTATCATAATCAATCCTCTAACTCTTTAAGTGACAATTCTAATAAACGTTGAATCTTTTTGTATGAATGTTTACCTCCTCCTTCATACAACCATTCATCAGACTCTGTTAAAGCACCTTTGATATACTTAATAGCTTTTTCTTTACTCATTGCTTATCCTCCTTTGCCTTAAACATAGGGTCATCTTGCCACCAACTAACATATTTGCCTGTAGCAAGGTCTTCCTCTATTGGTTCTGTTTTATCAATTTCCAAACATGCAAGTATAACACATTGTGCTTTTGTTCTTGCATTTGCAAATCCACCAGAAGGAAGTATAGCCTGCCACCCGATATTATCAACTCTTAATATTATTGGCGAGTGGTGTTTGTAATATAATTGGTACATTCCGCTTCTGATTCTTTCTGTTTTTATTCCTGATTGTCTTATCATCCCTTTTCTTCTTTTTACCCTCTCCCTGTTGCCAAGGAGAGGGCGGTTAGTTACTCAGTTACAACCTCCCAATCTTCCGCAAATACATCGGATACGGAAGGAACCCAAGAATCTGCTCTTCCATCTGGATTGATGATAAGCATCTGATTAGTATAGTCAATGTGAGGATTCTCACGGTTCATCAAGATGATCTTGGCAGACTGAGGGAGTGACTGCATATTAGGAATGATGTCACCTGTGATATGAGAAGGAACCTGCTTAACGATAAACAATCCCTTGCCATTCCATCCCTTGCGTCTTACCGCAAGACCTGCCTTCAATAAGTCAATAGCACCACCGAAGTTAACAGAGCCTACTTCACGATAGGCTTTCTCAAACACGTCCTTAGGAGACCAGCTTTCATAGCCGCCCTCATAGATAACCTTGTAGCCATCTTCGAATGACGATTTCTTTGCATCAGGCTGATCTTCATCTTTAAGATACACTTTACCATCAACTCGCCACGCTGGGGTGGCATTCACAACTTTTGTTCCAATGTACTTTTTCATCTTACTATCTATTTTATATCCTTTGCAGGATGGTTAATCATAAATTATAACACAATC